GTGATCCTAATGGAATCACAATAACAAGTTTCCCTTTAAAAGACGGCGGTGATGTGATGATTGTGTGCAGACACGTATCATCTATTGAATACAACATGCCACTATAAGATTCCAGCAATTAAACTAAATGAAGTGGCGATAAAGGAGTTGGGGATATGAGTTTGAGAGAGTTTAAAATACCAGGCAAGGTTCAAGCTAAGCAGAGACCGCGATTAAATTTAAAGAACGGTAGAGTTTATACACCACAGCCTACTATTAACTACGAGAGTTATGTTAAATGGTGTTATTCGGATTATGCCAAACAGGAAGGATGGGATAAACCTCTTGAGAATGCGATAAGTGCCGAAATTGAGGTTTTTATGCCTATCCCTAAGTCAGATAGCAAAAAGAAGAAAGAAGCGAAATTTAGCGGTAAAATACGTCCTACAGTGAAGCCTGATAACGACAATATCGCTAAGAGTGTGCTAGATGCCTTGAATGGATTAGCATATGGCGATGATAAGCAGATTGTTGAGTTGAAGGTTAGGAAGTATTACGGTGTAGAACCTTATGTATATGTTAAATTGATTGAGTTGGAGGGATAAGAAATGAAGATATGTGAGTATTTAAAAAAGAATGGAATGACTATCACAGCTTTAGCATTAAAAATAGGGATATCCGATTCTTCATTGCGAAATTTAATAAGAGGAGGAAGTGTATCAACACACATCATTGAGAAAGTGCAGAAGCTTGGATTAACCGTTGATGGTGTTGAAATGGTAGAGAATGTCGACAATTTACCGACTATATTAGAGGTGATGGAGCGAGACGGTTTAACACAGTATGCTTTTGCCATTAAATATGGTGTTAGCCACACCAACATCAACTACATGTTACGAAAGGGGTATCGAGGAGCAAGTCATGAATTGGCAGATCATTTACGCAAACAAGGGGTATATGTGCCGGTTAGAACCTATTTAGTTCCACCGCAGGGTAGTGGTGAGAAGTTCTACGGCGAGCCTAAAGCTAAGGTAGTTAAAGAGCCTAAAACTTTTCTCAAACCATTTCAGATTCAAGCCGTCAGAAGTCTAGGTAATACCGTTGTTAGGAAGAAAGGTGAAAAGAAAGACGTTCGCACACCGGATATGATTGTTAAAGAATTTGAGAAGTTT